GCTTGTCGTCTTCGCGGTCCGCACGACTCGTTGAAACACTTCGCTTTTTTGCCATAACTATCTCCTACCTTTTTGTCCATTATCAAGAATCGGCAAACGACGCTTTTTGCGTTGAGCGGCTTTATAGTTGGCGTTTGTTTCTTTGTTTTCGGCAGTCATGCGCAAAGCCGATGGGCTGATTCCAAGGCGACCCGCACCACCCGGGTTGCGCCAATAATACTGTCTATCACCTATTCCGCCACCCAAATCACGGTCCTTGTAAACACTGTCCGCTTTTTTTTGCTTTTCTTTTTTGTACTTTCGAGTCAAATAAGTGGAATCATCCGCTCGTCGTTCTCCATCGGGCGAATAGTTTGTTTTTGATTTTCGGGTTGACCTCTTTGCCATAACTATCTCCTACTTGCAGGCCCCCGCCCCACGGAAGGGAGGTGTCATGAGGCGGGGAACCGACAAACTCAGTAACCCTTGCCAATACCCTTCGGGGGTCCTTGCGGAAATCTTTGCTTTCGCTTCTCGTCTTCGCGGTCCGCAACGTGGCGCGTTGAAACCCTTCGCGTTGACGACGATGACGACTTTTTGCCTTTTGCGGCAAACTCGGCACGAGCCTTCGCACGCAGTTTACGCTCACGCGTACTACGAGAAGCCGCATCCCTCGTCGGCGCAACACCCTTCTTCTTCAGGTATTGACGAACGTGCCTGACTTTGGCAGAACGCGGCTTTTTACCACCACTCCCCTGACCGTTATCCAGCACTGCATAATACTGTGGCATAACTATCTCACTTTCCCTTGTTGTTGTTGTGATGCGGGGCGGGGGGCTTCGTCCCCCTGCCCCAACATCTTCTCCCTTATCAGGCCGTCTTGGCCGTCAGTTTGCCCTGCTTCTTTGCGTTTCGGCAAGTCAAATTGCCGTAGCACATGATGAGGGCATAACGTGCGTCTAGGTTCTCTGGGCGGACGAACTCCGTCTGAGCAAACCATTTGCCACTGTGACCGACAAGCGTCAGATACCTGCTGTTCAGGAAGAACATCACTCCCGCGGTGCAGTGCGTATCGAAGACAACCGGGGCGGCCTTGAACAGCAGGTTTTGGAAACCAGAATCTGCAGTCTTGGTGTCGGTGTAACGAAGTTGCGGCTGCAACAGAGCCTCATACTTCTCAAACAGGGTTTGGGTCGTCAGCACCACGTCCGGGTGGTCATTGCCCACCGACACGGTGTTGTACGCCGTTGCCATCTGGGCCAGAGTGAGCGCAGCAGAGGTGTTCTCCTCGTACGAACGCCAGAACTCGTTACCGGCGGTCGCGCGGTTGATATTGCCGACAGTACCAGAGGCTTCGACAATGTTGCCGAGACCATTCCAGTTCTTGCCCGAGTTTCCCGTTCCGTCAGCGAAAAACATCTGGTTGAAGCCTTCACGCAGCGATTCCTCCGCCTGCATAATCTTGGCTTCCAACAGGTTGATGATTTCTGCTTCGCCGTTGTTCTTGGCCTCTTCAATACCGCTGATGGCAATGGACGCAGCGTACTGCTTCCACTCGTACTCAGCAGCCGAAATTCCTGTTTGCGCGGTGAGCGAAATCGTGTCGTACCCGCTGTACGACGAGACCGTATCGTTCTGACCGTAGATGAGCGGCTCAACAATCTTGGTACCACCGTTCAACATGCGGATGCGACCCTTGTCCATGAGGAAGTAGGTCAACGGACGTGCAGAGAACACGTTGTCCGTCAGTTGCGCACGGTAGTTTGCAAGCGTTGTGGAAAGCAGTTCATCAAAGTTGGCGTTGGCTGGCATTTTGATTTACTCCTTGGTTGAAATTGTGCTAACCCTCAATCTGCTTTTTGGCAGATTCAAAGGCTTCGCGGACTGTACGAATTGGTTTTGAAGACACGTCGGCACTCTTCGCAGAAGCACCCTTGGACACAACCGCAGCCTCCCGTTTGGCTTCAACAATCTTCTTTTCCTCTGGCGTCACCTTGGTTTCTCCTTTGGGTTTGGATTGTTCATACAAACGGTCGAATGCAATCTGTTTATGGACTGCTTCCAGATTCGTGTTACCTGTCGCCAACGCTTTTGCTACGACCGCATTGGCATCGAACAGGTCTCCGTATCTCCGCGACAAAGACTCAATCTGATTCTCCAATTCACGCATCGCCTTGTCTTGCTCGAATGCCTGAATACGAGATTCAAGTTGCCGATACTGCTTCTCCATGGGGTCCAAAAACTCGTCCTCTTCGGACGTTGGTTTCTGATTCACACCATAATGTTGCGAAAGCAGTTCCAGAGTGCCGCTCGGGTCGTTCTGCAAAGCCTCTTGCAAGGCGCCCGCAAACTGCACCTGTCTCCGTTGCTCAGCGAGTTCCTGCGTCTTGCGTGTGTAATCCGCTTGACGCTGGTACCCGTTGAGCGCCTCGGCCAAGGGAACCTCAATTTCTTCGCCATCAACAGTCAACTTGACGGGCTTGTCAGCGTATTCGTTCCAAGCGAAATACTCTTTCGGTTCCCCAACCGGGGCATCACCAGTTTCAACGTCCGCCTCAACTTGCCCTTCTACGGGTGTGTCAGTAACGCTTTCAACGGTGGATTCAAATTCTTCTTGCACAGAGTCCTCCTTCGGCGGTTGCTCTACCCCTAGTACCGGGCACTACATCGTTTGTTCAAATGGCAACTGCGTATTCGCCAACGGAGCACCCGAAGCCAACAGTTGCGACAGAATCTCGGGCGGGATATTGCTCGGCATCGGCATACCGCCAGTCGGCGGAGCCTCAGCCGCGCCCGTACCCGGAGGCAGCCCTTGACCACCCATTTGGGGTGGCATCGCACCCTCCGGACCCATTGGTGGCATCGCCATAATGAACCCTTGCGCCTGCTTGATGCCGAAACCGTACTGCAACACGTAGGTTGCCAGTTTGCCCATGTCCAGAATCCCGGCCCCAGCAAAAGGGACCATCGCATCCACAATCTGCAACGCACGTTGACGACGGAACGACTCATTCATCGGAGCCGTAGACCCAGCCTCAACCTCGTAATCAAACTCGCCCTGAATGTAGTCGCGGTCAAACGTCAACCACAGCGGCTGCGCCTCGGACCCCACCACACGAATCGCCTGCTCGCCAGTCATGAACTGCTGAGCCAACATCACCAGACGACGCGCACACTCACCGATAGAACGCTCAATAATCGCCAACTTGTCGCTCGCGCGCGCATTCGACGCATCCTGCACAATCGCCGCTTCGGTGGCGGTACGGCGAATCTCGGGCAACGCACCCTGCTGATACTCCGTCACACCAGACACACGGTTCATGTCCGACGAAATCAAATCCGACTGATTGTAGAACTCGGGTGGATTGATGACTGCCGGCATCGGACTAATCACATTCCCAAGGTTGTCGTCCGTAATAACGGGGACCATCACGTTGTCCTCGTCGGACTCCAACGCCTGCCGACCGTCCGTGTCAAACGCGGTTTCCTTATACAGCCATTTGCGGGAAAACCGTTTGCGGTGGTTCATCATCTGTGTGCGGGTCTGGTTCAACTCGTGCTGCAACGGTTCAATCGCCTCCAACTCGCCCATCGGATAGAACGTCTCCGGAACGTCATAGTTGCGAATCATCACGAACGGCTGCCCGAACGCAAAAGGTATTTCGCGTGGCGCCACCAAGAACTTGTCCGACCCGTCACAAAACACCGACACCGTGTTGCGGTCAATGTCGTACCATTCAAACACTTCAACATACGAATCCGCCGGGTCCTGCGACCTGCGCGGACGGAACGAATCCTGACCCCATTTGCTGTAGTGGCTCGGCGCAGCCTCACCACGAGCAGTCGAATTGTAACGCTTGTCCTTCTTCACATCCTCTAGCGGGCGGCGGACACGTTGCGCAATCCAGCGCGCATCCTCCATGCTTGTTGCATCCGGGTCAACGAACACGTCAAACGGGGACACCCGTTCAACGAACGGGCGGTCCTCTTTGACAATCAGATTGGATTCCGATACGTTCTCCTCGCGAACCTCCACCAATTCGTCAAACGAATCAAAATTGTTCTCAACAACCCTCTCTTCTTCCACATAGCGGTACCCGGTCTTCACCCACCCGTGACCGACAATCAAACAATCCTTCACCGCGCGACGAAACTCCTTCTGACAGTCATAATGACGCCACCAATAGTTCACAATCGCCTCAGTGACCACCGCTTTGTCCCCGTCCTCTGGGCGGCGGGCATTCACCGTAATCTTCGGATGATTCACCGACACCGATGGCGCAACGATGTTGATGGTGGAGAACGCCATATTGACAAGCAACTGGTCTTCCTTGATGTCTCTGCGGTGATGCTTGCCGCGATACAGGTCAATCATCCGCTGCCACAAATCGTCATACTTCTCCTCTTTGCGCCAACGGCGCGAATGCTCCAACTTGTTGCGGTACCGCTTCAACAACTCGTAGTTAGAAATGCGTGCCATTATTCTTCCTTCCCTTTGTGCCAACCGATATGTTCATCAATTTTCGTACCAATCTTGTCAACCTTGTGCGACACATTCCGAAGCAACACGCGCCCCTCGGCATGCTGTTGGGCGTTCTCCTTGCGAAACCGCTGGAGAATCACCGCCAACGGCCCCGCAATAATCGCCACCGCAATCGGAACGAAAACGGTCTCCATGTCACACCCAACGGGTCCCCACCGGTTCGGCGTTGTACCCATTTATCTTCGCATCCGCAACGGTTTGTTTCTGCCGTTCGCGAATCGTCGGACCATGAAAATCCTCTTGCCCGTACGTGAAACCAAGCCTGATGGTGCGCACATGGCAACGGAAACACACCTCGCCCCTGCGGGGGAGTTCCTCGGACTGAAACGGCTTATCGCACTCTTGGCAGGTGAAATCTTGCATCACTCTTAGCCCCTGCCGCTACTTCTGACGTTATGGGACCCAATCTTGACCCTCTCGGGTTGTTTATCGCGAATAATGTGCGTACTCCACCAGTTCAACGTATTCTTCTTCGGAACGTCATCAGACCTGTACTCGGGCAACCACACATACTTCAACATCTGGTTTGCAATCGCCAACGACATCACCCTGTCATCATGCGGAGAACCATGCATCTTGCCGTTCTCCTCACGCACAAACGTACGCAACTCCGCCACCGTAGCCTTACACCACAACCCCAACGTGGCGTCACGAATCGTCGCATTCAACTCATCCACCGCCAACGGCTTAGACACCGAGGTCGTACGCCACCCCAATGTCTCCGACACCGTAGGATTCCGCTGCCCCAACCTACGCTGCCTAAACAGGTTCTTGTAACCGATTCGTTGCAACCCTTTCAGGGTTGTCAACCCGTGGTTGTTTGAC